TAATTCGTCAACTGGATATGCGACACTGGTAAAGCCTAATGGATTGGGTTTAAGTTTACATACTACTACCTTCATTCCATCAATAATCTTCTGACTATAATTGTCACTGTTAACTCTACGCAAGTAATTGTAATTAAGTGCGGCTCTTACGTGCCCGGGCATATTTGCACGACCAGTACTACTCTTAGCTTCTAAGTCGCCATACATTGTAAGTTTGTTTACACCTTTAGGAGAACCTTTAGTCCAACTATCTTGTGCAGTCAATACTCGTTTAAAGTCTTTGATAGCTTCAATAACTTCCTCACGACCTTTACCTTGTTGCAGAACCATTTGCAATACATTCATTAAGAATTCTTGTATGTATTTAGGAGTGTCAGCACGTTTTAAATCAAGACCCATAGCTTTGATATCACCAAGCTTACCATCTTTATCTTTACGCTTACCTTCTTTGTCAAAGATGTTAATAGCATAACGCTTCTTAACAATAAAGATAGCACGATCACCAATTAGTTCACGACCAGCTTTGATAATCTCACCGTTCTTACGAGGAGCGTGAAATGCCTTCTCCATAAATGATGGGAAACTTTCATTAGCTTGGTCAGCAATACTATCGTATAGTCCGATACAAAGTTCTTTGTCCCATACTAATTCACCTTTATCAATCTGTGGCTTGAGTGTAGGATAAGCAGTGAAGTAACAACTATCAGTATCACCATATACAATTGCATTGCCTTCGTGTGAATAAGTACCTTCAACTGATTCATTGATGGTACTCATCATATGACGAACAATCTGACGACCAGATAAAGTAACACTTTGACCAATACGCTTATCATAGAAACGACAATGTTCATTCAACAATGCACCATATGCTGAGTTCAATAAAATCTTACGAACAAGTTGTCGCTTGTCCCAGTATTCTCTATCCTCAGTAGTAGTTGCTTCTTTTAACTTCTTCTGCATTTCTTTACGGTCTGAGTACCAGCGTGTTAGTAGACCAGGAACAATGCCTTCTTTTTCATAAGTAAAGATTGTACCATTAGCACTAAGCATCCAGGGCTTGTGACTGTCAAATATCATCTTCCAAACTTCTGCCGCACTCATTTCTTCAGTACGACCATCTTCAAAGTCAACTGTAAGCATAGTGCCACGTTCTTGGTTCATAATCGCAGTATACTCTAATGCACCAAATAGATTCTCCCATAGAATAGCACCAGTCACATCATCGTCACCTTCTTTATAGCGTTTCTTCTCACTTGCTAGTCGAAGGCCCTTATCTTTCATATACTGGTCTGTGATTGTCTGTCTGATTTGAGCAACGATGGTTTCTCCGCCCATGTTAAGGGCTCGAATAACCGAGGGATAGAGCGAGTTAATGTCAACTGCGCCGACATATTCGTGCATTCCTCTTTTCGGCGTAGCAACAAAGGCACCTGCTGCCTGCTGGATTTCTTCTTCATTTTCAACCTTTCGTTTTTTATCTGGAACAACAAGCCCACGTTCGTGAGCCTCATTAAAAATTGCCATCTCAATCATTGCAACCGAACCCATTACTGTTGGAAGCAGTACAGTGTTTTCGTGTGCAAGTTGATTAGCTAATTCTAAAAACTTAAGTTTGTTGTGAATCTTCACCAACAACATAGTATCCTGTCTGTTGTACTCAATGAACTTTTTAAAGTCTTTGTTATACAATTGGTCAAGAGTACCTTCATATTGAGTTTTGTTTTCACCGACTTCCATCTCACCGATAGAATCTAGTTTATAACTGTGGCGTGATTCATAGTTATACTTTTTGTACAACTGTAGATAGTCCAAGTGAATACGACCTACTAAGTCATAAGTTGTTTCACTCTTACCGAATCGTTCGTATTCACGTGCTTTAGGTAATTGACCCATCAAGCAGAACTTGCGTGTGTCATCTTTACTCATCACACGTGTAACACGATTGACCATATAGGGAATATCATAGCCCTCTGAGTTCCAGCCAGTCAATACATCAGCATCTTCAATGAGTTGAAAGAATACATCAAACATTTCCTTCTCTGATTTGAAAAGCATTGTGTTTTCAAATTCATTAGTGATTTCTAGGGCTGTTTCACTGCTCATATGTTTAGGAGCAATCACTAATGTAATGCATTGGTCTAGCCAATCTAAGTAACAACTGATAGCAGTTACAGGATTGAATGGGTCACTAGTAGGACTGAAACCCTTCTCAGGATCAAAGTCTACCTCAATGTCAAAGAAGCAGGTATGAAGTTTAGGTGCATCAACTTTAAGATAGTTTTCGCTAAGACAACGAAACACTACATTAATATCACTTTCAAATAATTTCTTACCTGAATGGATGCGCTTTTCTTTTTCAAACTCTTGTCGTTTGCGTGTACTGAAACGACTGACTGGATCTCCATAGATACTACGATGTTTACCTTTATGGTCGGGATAATACAATACGTAATTAGTAGGGTATTCTTTATATTGACGCTTGCCGTTATTATCCCGTTCTACTACGTAGATACGATCCTCATCCCTGCTGTGAATAGCGTCAACGTAACTCAAAGTGTTTTGCCCACAGTTTCCAAGATTGTGTTGAGTTCATCGTGGTCTTTGTTAGTCTGACCGAGACTTGCTTTGTGTGCAATTTTAATTGCTTTCTTCAACGTACTAGCTTTGATTTCTAGTTCTTCCGCAACTGCTTTGATAGTATCGTTTAGCCCACCATTCAACGTATCAATTTCGTGTAATACAGTCATACCCTCATTGACTAGTTGAGTTAGTTTAATCTTTGCTTCACCGTTGAAGGTTCTGTTATAATCTGACATAGGTTTTCCTTAAATAATTAGTTAGTATACTTGGCTTGCGTAGAGAAGTCAAGTATTTTGCTTACCTTGTACAATCTTCTTGACCAAAGTATGTAATCCTGGATTAACGTGTAATGCGTGTGGCATTAGTTCATTGCGAATATAGTTTCGGGTATAGCGTGAGTTTTTATTTGATTCATCTTCGATCCAAGGCACATTGTGACTTTCACACCAATAGATAAACTCTTGTTTGCGTGTAGTTAAGAATGGGCGTAATACATTGTTGCGTGTTAATGGAATAACTTTGGGTGTGCCATTAAGTGCAGAATGAATATATGTTTCAACGCAATCATCTAAATGATGACAAGTGATTACTGGACCAAGGTCACTTAAAAATTCATAGCGTTCTCTACGCCAGTATTCTTCTTGACTTTCTTTACTACCCTTTTGACTGCGAGGTGATCCGTATAGCATAGGAATATTGTTATCACCGCAATACATAGAAACAAACTCACTGGCTTTTTCACCGTTTTGTGTTCTGTGATTAAAATGGGCAATTGTTACTTCGTGCTTGCGACTTAAAAAGTCAACAACTGCCATACTATCTACACCGCCACTGCAAGCGACTGTGATACTTTTGGGTAATGGAACTGTTAACTTAATCATCTATGCATTATAGCACATAATGATTTATGTTGCAATAATTATGGTTATGCACACTTCCACAATTGTCTGCTGTCAAGTTCAATTGTGGTTAATTTAAAACTAGTTATAATATTCCAGGGTATATCATTTGTGTTTTCGATATCACCTATAGGATAACGGTTGAGATTTTTATTTGACTCAGATACAAATTTTCTAAATTCTGGGTCATCTATTGTTTTTTCAAATATTCTATTTGGGTCGAATGTAACATTGGGTGTCATCAATATATTACCGGTAATATCATCATTGATAGGATCATCTTCTTCGAACCAACATTTAAAATGATCCTTACCTAAAATATCATCGGTTATCCATACAGTGTGTTTATATGATTGGGTATTAAAATCGAAATCTTCTTTGATGTATTCTACTGTTTCTGTTCCCCAAATTTCTTCATTGTTTTCTAAATTTCTAGTAGATGCTGAATGTAGACCATAATATAGATGATCTGGTACAAGTTTAGTTATTCTACTTAATTTAGGATAAGTCAATGTTTCTAATAAATGTGTATTATTATTCAATTCGTGTATAGCGCGGTGTACAACAGATTGGGGAGTATCAGTAAAAGTTGCAACAGTTTCAAATGGATTTAAAAACTTAGCAAGTGTTGTAAAATGTCTATGCCATCTATTCAAATGCTGTTGAGTAAGAACATCATAATGCACTATTAACACTTTTAATTCTGCTATTTCATTACTGAAATCAATTTTATAATGCTTACCTAATAATATAAATGATTTTAGCAGATTCAGTATGAACAATCTGTAATTTACATTCTTGTCCATCTGTATAGTTATATTGTGTGGGTTTATCGACCAACCTAAATTTGGCAATCGTTGTGAAGTTCTTGTAACATAATTTTTCCAAGTGGTTACAAATGAGTTGTCTAACAGTTTTATTTTTATTGAGAAAGAGTCAGTGGCGTTATTGAAGTTATACGTAAGCATATCATATTATTGAAAAATATGATGATTAGCTTTCCCGTATATTTTAATATATTTACCAGCAAGCATATCTGCCATAGCTTCGATTGGACTACCGGGATAGCTATCACCAGGTTCAATCATATTTAGTTCGCCTTGACGAACGTGAACTAATTCGTGGAATACAGTTCTTAATATATCTACTAGATTGCGATTCTTTGCGTATACCCAAATCTTGTCATCACCCATTTTATGTCCACCGGTGTGATGATTATTCTGTGCTTCTTCGGTATCCATACTCAATTCAATATGTGGTTTATTTTTAACATATAGTTGTTGACAAGCCCAATCACAAAACTTGTCAACTTCTTGTTGTAGTTCATTATCATCACCTTCATCTAGCTTATTTTTAATCCAGTGATCGGGACTGCGATGATATCTTTTTACAAACAAATCATGAAGGGCCTTATCAGTAATGCTATGTTTTTTAGCAATACCTTGCATTAGTCTATCGATTGTATTATAGTCGTGCTTTTCTAAGCTAGGAAGTTTCTTAGCTAACTCGGTGGCAGGTGACTCTGAAACAATTTGAATAAACCGCATTTAATTTATTAGAGATATTCGTGATAATCGTTTACAAGTTGGGTGCCATCGGCACGGTTAATTGTATGTATTAATTTTTGAGCAATTAACCATTCTGCATAGTACTCAGTACCAATGTCTGTGTGATTCCCAACACTATCATTAGCAAGCCAATAATCATGTTCTTCTTTAGTTTTAGTAGATAATATCCAATCACTAAGTGGGATGAATTCATCAACCTCGTATACAAATGTATGAGTTCTTCCTGCATCATCGGGTACTAAGGTAGTAAATGTAGTTGCCATATAAAAGTTCCTTTATTACATCTATTTATCAAAAATCATCAAAAATATTTTAATTACACCAAGAAGTCTTAGCTTCTCCGTAATACTCACGTGCAAAGCCGTTCTGTATTAGCATCATACGTAAACTTTGTCCATCAAGTAATATATCACCTAATACACGACCACCATACTTATCCCAATCAGCAATAGCTACTTGACGTTTCTGTGCTTTAGTGATAGCATTCTTTGTAAATGCAGTAGCGGCTTGACCACGTTGGTCTTCACTTGGACACATTGCTCTATGACCCTTTTCAGGAGTATCAACACCAAACACACGAATACTTAGTTCTTGTTTCAATGGTGGGGGTAAAAATGTTGCTTGAAATGCTACGGTGTCACCATCAATAACTCTAGTGATCGGGAAATCATATATGTTCATTGGCTTTTGTTTTTGTGCAACTGCAACAGTAGATATTGCTAGTAGTATGATTGTTATTAGTTTTTTCATTTAATCTCTTTATAATATATTTTTATAGTCCATAAACTTTGCGTGTCTATCTTGTAACCCACGCATTGCAGGATTAATCTTTTGTGTTACGGCTTTCGTATCATTGAAGTTATTTATGTGAGGTTTAACACGTGTCTGCCAATACCATATAGCAATCTTTGCCGCAATATCAGGACGTTCTGCTAACTCAGGTTGTTGTAGTAAAGGAATGTTCAATGCATCCTGTGCCATACGATAGTTATCACGACCGGTCAACTGAATGAAACCTCTGCCGTGATACTTTTCTCCATCACCTATTTGTTTATTGCCTAATATCTTGGCAGTGCGTGGTGCATACTTAGGGTCATACTTTTTAGCAAAGTATCCTTTACCCATACCCTTTTCTTTTAATCTACTAAAGTCCCACGATTCGTGGTTAGTCTGTGCCATAAACTGTGCCAGCTCAATGCCTTTTATTCCCGCAGCCTTAGCCGCACGTTGTAATAGTGCTTCGTGCTGTGGATGATTACTTAACAGATTGATTGGTTCTGATTTCTGCGGTGTGGGTTGTGTAAGTTTAGCTTGTGCTACATCAGTAACACCTAATGCGGCAGCACCTAATCCACCTAAGAAGCCTCTACGACTTAAATCTTCTACAACTTTACGATTCTTTACTTTGCCTACTTCAATGC